CCTTGAGGTGTTGATCGGTACAGCTAAGAACAAAGGTATGCTAGCAGCTGAGCGATTCCTTAACGATGTGCGTCGGTTGAGCGCAGTGTCTAGTTACCTGTCTAACTTCGTGGATGGTATCAGTATGTACACTAAACCTGATGACATCTTGCACGTGGATCTATCGCAGTCCACTACAGCGACAGGACGTTTCTCTGGACGCAATCCTAATATGCAGAACATGCCACGTGGTAACACCTTCCCTGTGAAGAAAGTGTTTGTGTCACGATGGGAAGGTGGCTACGTGATGGAGGCAGATTTTGCACAGCTTGAATTTAGAGTCGCAGCGTTCCTGTCACAGGATAAGACAGCGATGGACGAGATTGCTACAGGGTTTGACGTACACAGTTACACAGCTAAGGTTATCACTGATGCAGGTGAACCTACCACACGCCAGGAAGCCAAAGAACACACCTTTGCCCCACTGTTCGGTGCTACTGGGTATGGTAGATCCAAAGCGGTTGCTGCTTACTACGAACACTTCACTGAGAAGTACACGGGCGTAGCCAAGTGGCACAAGAAGCTAGGCAAAGAGGCAGTGAACCTGCTCAAGATTACAAACGTATCGGGTAGACAGTATGCTTTCCCTGACTGTAAGCGTCGAGAGAATGGCAGTGTAAGTCATATGACTAACATCAAGAACTACCCAGTACAAGGATTCGCTACAGCAGACATCGTACCTGTAGTGCTAATGGAGTTGGAGGAGAGATTGAAACCTTTGCAGTCTTGCTTGGTGAATACTGTACACGACTCTGCCGTTATAGATATACACCCAAAGGAGAAGGAGTATGTGATAGCTATGATCAACACAATGAATGACGATTTGGCGCAGCTGATCAGTGAGGCGTACAATGTCGAGATGAATGTACCACTACTATTAGAAGCAAAAGTTGGACCTAACTGGCTTGACACAGTAGATGTTTAGTGGTATAACTAGGGCTCTTTGAAACGTGTAACAGGAGAAAATACACAATGAGTAACACAGAAATTATGTTAGCAAATGGTAACCAATCTCTAGCTGAGATGATGGGCTTGACTGAGAACTCAAGTGGTAAGCGTTCAATGCTACCTCGCTTTGCTCAGATCAGCAACGGCATCAAGGGTGACGTAGAGATCAACGGTAAGACTATCAAAGCAGACGTTGTACCTGCTGGTGCATACAAGCTTACCCAGTCTGACGACAAGGTTATCTATGCTACTAACCCACAGATCCGCATCTTCGCACAGCGTATGCAGTGGACACGTTGGGATGCTGATGCTAAGACTATGATCAAGACTTTGTTGGTCACTAACTTGAAGGGTGACTTGAAGGACAACGCAGGTACGTTCAACGCAGGGCGACCCTCTGGTTTCGTAGAGGACTTCAAGTCTCTGCCTAAAGACACACAAGAGTTGATGCGTAATACACGCCAGACTAAAGTTGTCTTTGGTGTAGTCATTATGAAGGGCGCAGTAGATGAGTCAGGTGAGCCTATCAAGGATGCGTCAGTGACTGAGCAAGAGATCCCATTCGTAATGGATGTGAAGAGCAAGAACAGTCGCAAGGCTATTGATGATGCACTGAAAGCGGTTCAACGTAAGAACGCTTTGCCTATTCAGTACTACCTAGATCTGGATGCAGAACTACACGACTTACCTAACGGGTCACAGTACGCAGTAATGACACTGAGCTTGGCTGATAAGATCGACATCCAGGAGAGTGACAAGGACATCCTTGATGGCTTTATGGATTGGGTAGCAGGTATGAACAACTACATCAACGATATGCACGAGGAAGCAGCAGGAGGTTCACTATCAGGATCAGCTGAAGCTATCATCAATGACATCGTTGAGGTGGAGGTGTCTGACTAATGGATCACGTTGCTGAATTAACTTTGCACGACTTCCTACAGAAGGCTCTAGCTGGTGAGACTACAGTGTCGGATGAGATTGTAAATCAGGTAGGCCAGGACGTAGCGGATGCAGTGCGTAAGCAATTCAGCAGCGGCCCTCGTGACGAGTTCAAGCTTAGGATGTCTAATCTAGGACGTCCTAAGTGTCAGCTCTGGTACGAGAAGAACGACCCTGAAGATAAGACACCCTTCCCTCCACACTTCCTAGTTAATATGATGCTAGGTGATATTGTGGAGGCGGTGTTCAAAGGGTTGCTTCGTGCTGCTGGTGTTTCGTTTACGGACAATCAGAAGGTCACACTCACTACGAAGAACGGTGTTGAGATCAACGGTGAGTATGACATGGTGCTGGACGGTAAGGTAGATGACGTTAAGTCTGCGTCACCTTGGTCTTACCAGAATAAGTTCCAGGACTTCGAGACCTTAGCTAAAGGTGATAGCTTTGGTTATGTTAGTCAGCTTGTAGGTTACGCTGTGGCTGCAGGTAAAGAGGTTGGCGGCTGGTGGGTAGTCAACAAAGCAAACGGGGAGTTCAAGTATGTCTCTGCTAATGGTGTGGATGTTGATGCGCAGCTCGACAAGATCCAAGACACAGTTGATTACATCACTGAAGACAAACCTTTCGAGCGTTGCTTCGAAGCTGTACCAGAAACGTACTACAAGAAACCAAGTGGTAACCTGAAGCTAGGTGCTGAGTGCGGGTTCTGTGCGTTTAAGCATAAGTGTTGGCCTAACCTGCAGACCTTACCGTCTCGTGTGTCTAAGTCAGTCAACCCGCCTATGGTAGACTACGTGTTTGTAGGAGATGAGCTTGGCGCAAAGGAAGCATAACTCTAGGAGCTATCGCAGTGGCTTAGAGAAAGTAGTCGCTGAGTTTCTAAAGACATGCCAAAGCAAAGTCAGGTATGAGGAACTGAAGATCGAGTGGACAGATCTTAGATACAGAACCTACACGCCTGACTTTGTGCTAGACAACGGTGTGATTATAGAAACGAAGGGCATCTTTGATAACGAAGACAGACGCAAACATATAGCTGTACGGGAACAACACCCTGAGTTAGATATTAGGTTTGTCTTTAGCAACGCTAACGCTAAGTTATACAAAGGGTCCAAGACTACATACGCTATGTGGTGTGAGAAACAAGGCTTTAAGTATTCGCATCGTGTGATACCTAAAGAGTGGATCGAAGAAGAAGGGAAGGCAATTAAGTTGAAGCGAATAAAGCAGAAGGTAACCAAATGAACAAACGGTTTAGTGTAACTTTTGTTCTTACCGTAGATGAGGACAACAACTTCTTGTCTTCACTAGAAGAAGCACACGAGGAGGACGTTTATGATTTGATCAGGGACGTGTTCTATGATGTGGATGATGTAGAGATAGACAGTATGACAGTTAAGGAGCGACTATGAGTACGATTAGTGACGGTGATTTAGAAGCGTGGGAGTACTACAATGAAGTGTACAAGACAAGACAAATGGGACTCAACGACTACCAAAAGGCAGCGTCCAAGACAGCCATTTACAAAGCCGAGCATTCTATTTTGTATCCTGCATTGGGCCTGGCAGGTGAAGCAGGGGAAGTCGCAAACAAAGTAAAGAAGATGCTACGTGATAATACGTTTGATCGTAACGACATTGCAGCTGAGATTGGTGACGTACTGTGGTACATTGCTGCACTATCACGAGACTTGAACATTGATATGCACGACTTAGCTATGAAGAACTTAGAGAAGCTTTACGGACGTAAGGCACGAGGCACACTAAAAGGATCAGGAGATAAACGATGAGTAATTACTTACCAACAGACTACCAAAGCTTCATCCACAAGTCACGGTATGCTAAATACTTTGATGGGTATGGACGGGAGTCGTGGGACGATACGGTATCACGATACAGCACTAACGTGATCAAGGACATGGTAGATGCAGAGACTAAGCGTGACATTGAGCAAGCCATCCTTGGCCTAGAGATCATGCCATCTATGCGAGCTATGATGACTGCTGGCCCAGCACTAGAGCGTGACAACACAGCAGGTTACAACTGTTCGTACCTACCCGTAGATGACCCCAAAAGTTTCGACGAGGCCATGTTCATCCTGTTGTGTGGTACAGGTGTTGG